TTTCACATAATATAGTATCACCATCAAGGTATTCAGGGTACATACTATCACCCTTTAAACGCAGGCCAAAGTATTCTTTATCAGAAGTGGTATCGCGAATATCAAGTTCTTCAGTATCTAATAATTCTTGAATGCAATTTATAGGAATACCAGCAGGAATAACACCAAAGACAGGTACAGTAATAGTTTCTGTAGTTTTATGAGATAAACCTTGAATATTGCTATCTCTCATAGGTGCATCTAATCCCATTAACCAAGATGGATTTACTCCAAAATAATTAGCAAGTTTTTGAATGGAACTACGCTTCATATTTTGGACAAGTCCTTTTTCATATTTCATAATAGCAGATTTTCTTACACCAATGATTTTTCCTAATTCTTCTTGAGTTAAGCCTTTTGATTTTCTTAATTCATAAATTCTTTTACCCATTATATTTTCCATAAAATACCTCTTGACCTATTTCATAATAACACAAAATATCTTAATTTTCAACTTTTTCACAAAAAAAGTAAAAAAAAATAAAAAAGTTTTAAAAAATATCTTGACAAGATACAAATGTAATGATATAAAATGTGTATCTTGAAAAGATACGAAAGGAGGAAATATGAATAAGAACTTACTTAGAAGCAAGATGATAGCAGTAAATGAGGGAATGAAAGATTTAGCGAAATTATTAAATGTTTCAATTACATCAGTTTCATACAGATTAAATGGACATACTGAATTTACTAGAACAGATATAATGAAGATAAAAGAACACTATCATTTAACACCAGAAGACATAGACTTAATTTTTTTTAATGAAAAAGTATCTTAAAAAGATATTCGAAAGGAGGAATAATGGAATTTTTAAATTGGTTAACAACTAATGTAAGTCCTATATTATTTGGTTTTATTTTGTTCCTTATTGATTGTTTCATTTGGCATATAATCAATTGCTACATCAAAAGCGCCAAGAATAAGGAGAAAGCAAAAGAAAGCAACAATACCAATAAGACAAATTAAAAATTGAAAATCGCGATTTTGAGTTGAATTGTACATATAAATCATCGAAAAAGCACAAAGCAGTGAAGAAATCCAAAAACAAATAGAAAATTGCTTTTTTATATTTCTTTTAGAATAAAGATTTTGAGGTGGTTTATCAACATTAGAATTATTAAAATTATTCTTCAACCACACAATTATAAGATGAAAGATTTTTAATGCAAATTCAACAATAATAGCTTGTACAAACCAGTTATCAAAAAAATTCATAACAATACACCTCACTTGAAGCAATTATAACAGAAAGGAGGATTAGATGGAACAACTTAAATTACTAACACCAGAGCAAGTACAAGAAGAGCTTGATTGGAGTAAAGGTCAAGTGTACAGATTATTCCAAGAAAAACTTTTTCCCAAGGTGAAAATTGGAAGAAAAATGTATGTCGATAAAGACACAATGTACAAATACTTTAAAGGTCAAAATTATAAAATGGAGGATTAGATTTATGAAAGTACTAAAGATAATTTTTTATGCAGTAATAATGGTTATTATATTTTACACATTTTTATGGATATTCGCAGATTGGCTTGAGGGTGATGATACACCAATGGTTATGCAAGAATATGTAATTAGCGAAAAAGAAACGCTATGGCAGATTGCATCAGAATATAAGCCAAAAGAAATGAGCTATGAACAATATCTTTATGAATTAAGACAAGTTAATGAAGATATTTCGACAATATATCCAGGACAAAAGATAAATATTTTAAAGGAGGTACAAGAATGAGTTTAAGAGAATATTTTGAAAAGTATTTAGAAGAGCAAAAGAAAAAAGAGCTTATAGGAATTTATGTTGGAAAAGCTAAAGACTTTAAATATGAAAATATCATAATTAAAAACAATTAGGAGGATTAGATAATGGAATTAAGTTTATACCAAATTACCAATGCATTTCCTCAAATAATGGAAAATGAGGAAATTACAGAAGAAGACAAAGCAAAACTACAAGAAGAGTTAGGAATGTTATTAGCAAAAAAATCAGAAAACATAATAGGTTATACAAGAAATGAAGAATTAACAATTGAAGCATTAAAACAAGAAGAAGACAGACTAAAAGCAATAAGAAAACAAAAAGAAGATAGGCTAGCAAAGTTTAAGGACTATGTAAAAGATTGTATGGAAAGCCACGATATAAAAAAGGTTGATACAAATCTAGGCTCGTTAACAATAGCAAAAAATCCAATATCAGTTGAAGTAATAGATGAAACTAAAGTACCAGAAGAATACAAAAAAGTCGAAATGAAAGTAACAGTAGACAAAAAGAAGCTAATTGATAATTTTAAAAATACAGGTGAAGTAATAGATGGCGTTTCATTTAATACTGAAAAAACTAGTTTGAGAATAAAATAGGAGGTAAGTATGGAAAATTTAGAAATTTATAACCAAGTAAAGACTGTTCCAGAAAAAGCCCAAAGAAAAATTCAAGCTGGTAGATTAAGAGGAATGACTGATATTAAACCAATGTGGAGAATAGAAAAGCTTACAGAAGTTTTTGGAGTATGTGGAATAGGCTGGTACACGGAAGTACTAAAAAAAGAAATTATAGATGCTGGAGATGAAAAGGTCGCAATAGTTGATATTAACTTATATATAAAGATTGATGGTGAATGGTCAGCACCTATCTACGGAACAGGTGGAAGCAAGTTAATAGCTAAAGAAAGTAAAGGATTATATGTATCAGATGAATGTTTTAAGATGGCGTATACAGATGCAATTTCAGTTGCTTGTAAGTCGTTAGGAATGGGAGCAGATGTTTATTGGGGTGGCAACGATACAAAATACCAGGATATAAATACAACAACAAAAAAAGAAGAAAAGAAAATAAGTGATGAGTATGTGAAACTATTTAATAAATGGCTACAAGATAAAAATGTTGCAACAGATGTTTTAGCAGAAGCATTAAATAAATATGGATATGACAAGATAGAAGACATATTAGAAAAAGATTACAAGTTAATGGTTGGATTTATCAATAATAAAATAAAGGAATAAAGAAATGACAGGAACAATTCAAAATGTTGAATATAAAGGAAATTCAATGTTAGTTACATTAGAAATAAACGATAAACAGGATTTAAAAATAGATGGAAAATTACAAGATATAACAATAAAACCTCATAAAAATAAACGCTCTAAAAACGCAAATGCTTATGCGTGGGAATTGCTAGGCAAATTACAGCAGGAACTAGCAATTCCTAAAGAGGATATATATCGCGAGTATATCAAAAAAGTTGGAGCATACGATGTTATTCAATTATTAGATAAAGCAGTTGATAGATTTAGAAGAGAATGGAAAGATAAAGGATTAGGTTGGATTACAGAAATCATAAGTGAAATAGATGGATATACAAATGTAATAGCTTACTATGGAACAAGCTCTTACAACCAAAAAGAGATGGCAACATTTATCAATCAAATAGTTTTTGATTGTGAAGAATTAGGAATAGAAACTAAACCACAAGAAGAAATACAAAGCTTATTAGAAAGTTGGAATGGAAATGAATAGATATTCGATATTGAATAATTTAAATACTTGTTACTTCTGCGGTAAACCTAGAGAAGCAATACACGAAGTATATTTTGGAAGAAACAGACAAACAAGTATAAAATATGGATTTTGCGTTGGATTATGTCATAAGCACCATAATATGAGTAATTTATCAGTACATAATAATCACGCAATGGATTTAGAATTAAAGATTAAATATCGAGAAGAATACGAAAAATACCATACAAGAGATGAATTTATTAAGCTAATTGGAAAAAGTTACTTATAAGAAAGGAAAATTAAACTATGAATAATGTGAATTTGTTAGGAAGACTAACTAAAAACCCTGACATTAGATACACACAATCTAATATACCAGTTGCTAATTTTACATTAGCAGTAAACAGAAAATTTGCAAAACAGGGTGAAGAAAGAAAAGCTGATTTTATTCAGTGTATAGCTTGGAATAAAACAGCAGAATTTATGCAAAAATACATTCAAAAAGGACAGCAAATAGCTGTAACAGGAAGAATTGAAACAAGAAATTATGAAGATAATAATGGCAATAAACACTACATAACAGAAGTTGTTGTTGAAAGTGTTGATTTCGCAGATAGCAAAAAAGAAGAACAGCCAGTGGATATTACAGAAGATGTTATAAGTGCGCAAGGAGATGACTTACCATTTTAAAAAAAGGAGATAAACTATGGAAGAATTTGAAAGTTTTGTCTTCTACAGAAGTTTCTACGATGCGACTAAAGATTTAGATAATGACACGCTAGCCAATGTAATGAGAGCTATTTGTGAAAAAGGTTTAAATAATAAAGATATTGAACTAGATGGAATAGCTAAAGCACTTTATACTTTAATTAGACCTCAGTTAGAGGCAAACACGAAAAGAAAATTAGATGGCCATAAAGGTGCAGAATATGGAAAACTAGGTGGAAGACCTAAAAAAGAAAAAGAAGAAAAAACCCCAGTGGGGTTATCAGAAAAAACCCCTAGGGGGTTATCAACAAAAACCCCTAATGCTAATGCTAATGTAAATGCAAAGGTAAATGTAAATGCTAATGATACTAATGATGCTAACGCATCAGACAGTGACACTCAAAAAGCCAGCAAAAAGAAATATGGTGAATATAAAAATGTTTTGCTGAAAGATGAAGAATTTGAGGCACTGAAGAAAGAGTACCCATTAGGAAAGAGTGAGCCAAGTTACGAAGAGCTTATTGCATTTTTAGATGAGTACATTGAAATGAAAGGATATAAAGCAAAATCGCACTACCTTTGTATCATAAGATGGGTTATTCAAGCTGTTAAAGAAAAGAAACAGCGTGAAACAAAATCAAAACCAAAAAATCAAAATTTTTCAGGGCGTAAATATAGCGATGATTATTTTAGTTCGTTATATGCCAATAATGTTTTTAAGGAGGATTAGATTATGAAAACAAACAAAAGCAGACAAGTATTAGAGCATTTAGAGAAAAACAAAAGTATTACTACTTGGGAGGCAATTAAACTATATGGAGCTACAAGGTTAAGCGCAATTATATTCAATTTGCGTGAAGAGGGTTACCATATTGAAAACGAGTGGCAAGAAGAAATAGACAGGAATGGAAACAAAACAAGATTTGTCAAATACATTTTGTTAACAGATAGAGAATTACAAGACAGAACTAAAGCAATGCTAGATAGAAATATGAGCCACATTCCAAGGATTGATTAGGAGGTTAATATGTTATTAAGAATAGCGATAGTAAGTTTAATAATTGCAATATTGTTTAGTGCAATGTTTGATTTATAGGAGGTTGTAATGGAAGAAGTAGAAGAATTAAAAAAAGAAATAGAAAAACTAAAAATGGAATTAGCAGAATATAAAAAAGATGACCCTGTAGAAAATTTAATCAAAAAAGCGTGGAAGCCTAAACAATACGAACAATATTTTTTTATTACAGATAGTGACACTATTTCATTTGCTACATACGATTGTACTACAAGATTTAGCAATGGACATTATAGACTTGGAAATTGCTTTAAAACCGAAAATGATGCGCGTTTAGTTAGTAACCATCTTGAAACTAGAGCAAAATTGCAAAGGTTAGCAGATGTTTTAAATGGTGGAAATATAACTTATTGGTTAGATGATAATGTCAGAACATATAGCCTAGTTTATAATCATTTGGATAAAGAGATACAGCAAGTTGAAAATGTTTATAAGCAACACCAAGGAACAATAAATTCTACTTGCTCAAACTTCAAAGATATAGCCATAAAAGAAATTGGAAAAAATCGTTTGGAAGAATACTTGAAAGGAGAATAGCAATGACAGAACAAGAATTTAGAATAAAAATATTAAATAAGCTAATAGAAAAATTAGAAAATGAAAAAATCGTAGGAATAGCATTTCACCCAATTGAAGAAATTGAATGTGTTGATTTTGAAAATGAAGATGGAAAACCTTTTTCGTGTGATGAAATAGTAATAGTACATACGGGTAAGCCAATATATAATAAGAATTTTAGAAGAACTATAAGATATTATGCAAAAAAAATCAAAGGAGAATGATATGGGACACGATTTAGATGATGAAGAATTAGAAGCTACAAGGGAAATGCTAGGATTAGAAAAAATTGAAAAGGAAAAAGAAAAAAATAATGAGGATACCAAAGAAACACGAATATGATGGAATAACATATTACTTTTACAGAAAGGTAAAAGATAATATGTATCAATATCAAAGCAAAAGCAATTTCAAAATCTGTTTTGATAAATTTGAATTGAAAAGGAAAAAAGAAAATGATGTCAATAATTAAAAATCTAATAATGATACTAATTATCACTGCAATGATATGCGCAATTGGAATATTTGTTTGCATATTTATAGGTGAAGTTAGAGGCGTAATAAAAAGTTTTAAGGAGGATAACAAATGAAAAGAGATATATCTTACGAATTAGGAATAAAGTTTGATGAAAAAGAAGAGAAGATGGAATACACAGTTAAAGGCACAGGTATAGATATAGCAACAGGTTTAGGCGTATTAGTTGCAAGATTGGTAGATGAAGAAGTATTAGACAATGAAGAAGTTATGATAGCAGTTGCAGGAGGTTTAGCCTGTACCAAAAATAATAATGATGACTTTGAGGAATTAGAAGATGATGTAGAAATTTAAGGAGGTAACTAATGAAAAAAGATGCTCTATATTATTATACATCGAAATTAGGATTAGATGACAAAAGCTATAAGATGAGAAAAGAAAAGGTGGCAAAAAACAAATTAAAAGGCCATACAACAATTTTAATAGATACGGATAACATTTATTATATTATAAATATTGAACACTCATATATCAAAAAGAGAGTTAATGGAAGAAAAAAGGAAATAATTAGAATAGATGATTTCGATGCTAGCAGAAGCATTATTCAAGAAGTGAAAAAATGTAAGTATTGTAAATATTTTTATAAAGAACTTGAAGACTTAAAAACGCCAAGAGGCAAATGTAAAAATAAGTGTTTTAACTATTACATAAATGGAGCAGAAAAGAAAAGCAGAAAGAAGAATACATTGCATTTTTCATTACATTTTTTGAGCAATGGGGTTGAACTCGTAGGTGCTAGCTTTGATGTTGGAGAAGACTTCGGTTGTAAATATTTTAAAAGAAAAAAAGGAGTATAGTAAATGACTATATCAGAAGCAAAAAAAGAACTTAAAAGCTATGGAATGATTTTGAGGGAAGAAAAAGATACTGAAGAAGAAATTGACAGGCTTAAAAGCAGATGCACTAAAGTAACGGCTACATTTTCCGATATGCCTAGTGGGGGATACAATCCTAAAAAATTGGAAGATGCAATAGCTGATTTAGTAGATGAAACTGAAAAATATTTTAAACTTTTAGATAAAGAAAAAACAATAAAAGCAAAAATAAAGTACAAGTTAGATAAGTTAGAAGATATCAATTATGATGCTAGAGTAGTATTAAATAAGAGATACATATTACTGAAATCAGTATATGAAATAGCTTATGATTTAAATATTAGTGATAGACACGCAAAAAGATTATTGAGGGAAGCTATATTAGAATATTCAAAATTATAAAAAATGTCCCCAAATGTCCTTAAATGTCCCCAAATGTCACTTGATGTCACCATTGACAAAATGATATTATTAGAATGGAATTAGAGTATAAACTTGTACCATTATGAGGCAACTCATATAGCGTAAAGAGGGGAGAACCCTCTTTTTATTATGGTAATAACATACTAGCTGTTATTATATATTCATAGTTTAATTTTGCTTTGGTTTTTCATAATTAGTCCTATTAAATAAAAAATGCTAGTTAAAAAATAAGAGGCTTCGGCCTCTTTTATAAAAAAAGGTGATTGTATGCTGGAAACAGAAGAAATTGATGTTAATAAATTAAAACCATACGAAAAGAACTCAAAGAGGCACACAAAAAAACAAATAGAGCATATTAAAAATTCAATTAAAGAATTTGGATTTTTAGACCCTATTGGTATTGATGAAAACAATATGATATTAGAGGGTCACGGAAGATATCAAGCATTAAAGCAATTGGGATATAAAAAAGTTCCGTGTGTCAGAATAACTGGTTTAACTGAAGAACAGAAAAAAGCGTATGTAATTGTGCATAATAGTACAAATAAAGAAACTGGATTTGATTTTCCTATATTAGAAAATGAATTACTTGAAATTCCAACAATTGATATGAATGATTTTGGATTAGAATTTAATCCTGATAAATTATTTAAAGTCAATGAAAGAATAAAAACAAATAATGCATATAATCTGCAACTTGTAGATATCAATAGAAACACAGATAACTTTTGGCAAATGCCTATTATTCATAAGGTCGATTATGTACCAAGTGAACTAATAGGCTTTAACTATGCAAAAACCTATGAGAATAAAGCTGTAGGAATACATTTTTACATAGATGATTATCAATTTGAGCGTATATGGAATAAGCCAGAAGATTATGTTGATATTTTAAGAGAATATGAATGTGTTCTTACACCTGACTTTAGCTTGTATATGGATATGCCAATGCCTATGAAAATATGGAATATTTATAGAAGTAGACAGATTGGGCAGTACTTACAAGATGAGGGGCTGATTGTAATTCCTACATTAAGTTGGGCAGAACCTGAAACATTTGAATTTTGTTTCGAGGGATTGGAACAAGGCGGAACAGTATCAATCAGTACTGTAGGAGTAAAACAAAATAAAGAAGCATTAAAGATATGGAAACAAGGAACAGATGAAGCAATTAAAAGATTAAAACCCAATAAAATACTTTTATATGGTGGCAAGGTTGATTATGACTTTGGAGATATAGAGGTACATTATTATGAAAATAAAGTAACAGAAAAATTTAAGGAGGTTTGATTATGGGCGGTAGAGGTGCAAGTGCTGGAAAATTAGGGGGGTAGACCTTTCTAGTGAAGAAAAAATAAGAGAAAGAATGGCAGAACTATATAATAAATATCACGGATTTGGCGAGGGACAAGCGTGGTATAAAGATAATGAAAAAAATGAATTTGTAGTAGATAAGAAAAAGCTAAAAGAAATTAAAGACGCCAATAAAGAATGGAATGATTTAAAAGTAATAGCAAATGCTATAAGAGATAAAGGAATTGAAAAGTCGGTTAAAGAAAGAGAAAAAAAGAGAAAGCAACAAAAGGAACAACCTGTAACAAAGACATTTGTTAATAGTTATGGCGAAGCAACAACAAGAGAAATAACATCGTCTACATACAAAAGACAGCAAAAAAGATTAAATAAACAAATAATGTCAATGTTAGGTAAATAATTGAAAACATCATCAAAATGAGGTATAATATGGGTGGTAGAGGACAGAATTATGAAATAATAAACAGGTTAAAAGGATATAATAAAGCAAAGATTACAAACTCAAAATTAGGCAATTATATTTTAAACCCAACTAAAAGCCCAGGGAAATCAAAATATTTCTTTGAATTAGGTTATAATATGAAGAATGCTAAAAGATTACAAGCAGATATAAAGGAAAAATTAAAAAACAACAAAGCTCTACATTATGGAAAAAATGAGTTTGGTGATGATATATATCAAGTAAATATGCTTTTAGGAATAAATAAAAAATCTATGACAACAACGATTTGGGCTATAAAGCCAGGTAAAAATTATCCTGAATTTGTAACGGCGTATCATAATAGTAGACTGAAAGGGAGGAATAAATGAAAAAAGAAAAAGATTATAAATTATTTGATGAAGTAATAATAAAGTCAACAGGAGAACACGCGTTTATTGTTTGGGTAGATGATGAACACGAATATGATAGTTTTATATTAGAGAAAAAAGAAGATGGCGAAGCACCTAAATTTTATCATAGAGAAGATTTTGAATTAGTAAAATAAAAACAAAAAATATTTTTTAATAAACATTTTATTATAATCAATTTAAAGCATTGGAAATTATTCCAGTGCTTTTTTTGAATATAAATTTTAAGGAGGAAAATTAAAATGACAAAAAAGAAATCAGAAGAAGTAGAAAATGTATCAGCATCTAATATAGATGTTAAAAAGTATGTTGATGAGGGAAAGGATATGGAGTTAACATACAAAAAGAAAAGATATCAAATCATTAGAAGAGATAGAAAATGGATTATCAATGACACACAAAAGTATTTCTCATTATGGGGAGCTAAAATAGATGATAAAACATTTAAGGAAATTGTAGAGAATGATTTATATGATGATATAAAAATAAAAGGAATATAGAGGTGATAAGATGGCTAATGAAGAAAATTTGAAGCCATATAAACCAGGTAGAAGCAGAGAAGAAGCAGTGAAAGCGGGTAGACTGGGTGGTATAGCTAGCGGTAAAAAAAGAAGAGAGCGTAAAACATTAAAAGAAGATTTATTATGGCTATTACAACAACCAGCACCTGATGGAAAAACATTTCAAGAACATATTACAACTGGACTAATTGCACAGGCAACTCGTAATCCTAGAGCGTATGAAGTTATTCGAGATACTATTGGAGAAAAACCAGTAGAGCAAATACAAAATATAAATCCACCAGTAATCCAAATTGAAAGGCCAAAAGATGATAAATCCGTATAATCTAATTGCTAAACATTTCTGGGATTTATTAGATGATGCTTTAGCGAATAATCATACGCATTATTGGTTAAAAGGTGGGCGTGGTAGTACGAAGTCTAGTTTTATAGGCTTAACAATACCATTGATGATAATGTTAGATGCTCAAGATGGAATATATTCTAATGCTGTTGCATTAAGAAAAACTGGTGAAACTATGTCTGATAGTATATATGCTCAATTGTTATGGGGTATTGATATGCTAGGCGTTAGTGATTATTGGACTGCTAGAATAAGTCCGATGAAGTTAATATATAATCCGACAGGCCAAGAAATATTATTCAGAAGCTCAAACAATAAAGATGATTTCAGAAAAATAAAATCAACAAAATTCCAAAAAGGATTTTGTAAATATGTATGGTTTGAAGAATTAGATGAGTTTTTTGGAATGGAAGAAATAAGAAGTATATTACAATCACTTTTAAGAGGTGGAACAGGTTATGAAGTATTTTATTCATACAACCCTCCTAAAATGATTTCATCGTGGGTAAATGCTGAAGCAATAGAGCAAAGACCAGACAGACTTGTACATAGTTCGACTTATTTAGATGTACCTGTGGAATGGCTAGGTGAACAATTTATAATTGAAGCTGAAACATTAAAAAAACAAAACGAAATGGCTTACAGAAATGAATATTTAGGTGAAGCAACAGGAACAGGAGGAGCAGTGTTTACAAATGTAACATTGAGAAAAATTACAGATGATGAGATTAAGAAGTTTGATAATATATCAGATGGCGTTGACTTTGGTTATGCAGTAGACCCTGTAAGTTATGGCCAAAATCATTATGATAAGACAAGGAAAAAGCTTTATATATTTAATGAAATATATTCGGTTGGTATGTCGAACAAAAGATTGTGGGAAGAAATCTGTAAGAAGAAAATAGGCCACAGCGTAATTGTAGCTGATAGTGCTGAACCAAAAAGCATCGATGAATTAAATTCGTATGGAAAAATAAGAGTTGTTGGAGCTAAAAAAGGTGCTGATAGTATAGACTTTGGAATTAAATGGTTGCAGAATTTATCAGAGATTATTATAGACCCTGACAGATGTCCAAATACAGCAAGAGAATTTAATTTATATGAATACTTAAAAGATAAATATGGCAATTTCGTTTCAAAATATCCTGATGCAAATAACCATACAATTGACCAGACAAGATACAGCCGTGAACAAGATATGAACTATAAGAAGTTACAATTTAGCAATGCAAGAATTATATAGGAGGAACAAATGGAAAGAATACAATATTCAAAAGAATTTTTAGATGAAGCAAATATAAATAGCAATATCAACACGATATGGGGTAGAGCTATTCCAGTATTTGAACATAGAAAATATCTTTATGATAGATATAAAAGAGTGCAAGATTTAGAACACGACAATGTTTATGTTGCATTAGAATATTATATTACGACAATTGCTAGTGGTTACTTTGGCGGAAAAGAGCCTCAATATAATGTTAAAAAATTAAACGAAACACAAAAAGGAATAGTGCAAAAAATATTTGACAAGGTATTTGGTGATAAGAATAATCCTGATGAATATCAAGCAATAATAGATTATATAACGAGCTATAACGACAATGGCTCGTTTTTTTATAGCTGTGTAAAAGATTATCTAAATACTGGAGCTTGTTATGGCCTTATATATGAAAATGAAGATAATGAAGTAGTGTATGCTCACACATCATCATTACAGAATGTCGCAATATGGGATTATAGTACACCATCTCAAAAAATCGGATTATTAAGATATTGGACAGAAGAAACAGGAAAAGGAATAAAAACACATTTAGAGCTTATTACAGATACATATAAAAGAGAATGGATAGATAATCAAGAAGTTAAAGATGTATTTAAAGATAAACACACATTTAAAGAAAATGAAGCGCCAACAGAAGTGTTGTGGAATGACTTACCAGTATTTGCAGTTGAAAATGAAGATGGATTAGCAATATTTGAAAATGTTATCTCTTTAATTAAGAAATATGAACAAGTAATAAAAAATAATGCCAACACATTTCAGTATAATGATGATGCCAAGTTACAAGTAACAGGATTTCTACCTGACCAGCCATTGCTAATTGAAGCAACTGATGATGATGGTGAAGTTATAAAAGATAAAAGTGGTAATCCTGTTATGATTAGCAACCCTGCTAGAGTTAAAGAAGATAATGCAATATTAAGAAGTAAGATATTTTATACACCTGATGCAAGTGGAAATATTTCGTGGATAATTAAGAACATAAATGACACAGCATCAGAAAACCATAAAAAGACTTGTTTGGATTTAGCTTTAATGATTAGTGGAGTTCCAAATGTAACTGACCAGGGATTTACTAATGCAGATAATTCATCAGCACTAGAGAAAAAGTTTTTTCCATTAGACCAGGTATTACAACAAGCTGACCACGAATTTAAAAAAGAGTTATTAAGAATGTGGGAGCTTATAACAGATAGGATAAATACAAAAAAATCAAAGGAATTTGATTTTAGAGATGTAGAAGTTATTCTAACTAGAAACTTACCAAGCAATAATACTGAAGTTGTTGCTAACTGGTTAAAATTAAGAGGCTTAATATCTGATAAGACTGTTATTGATAACTTGCCTTACGATTTAGACAGCGAAAGTGAACAAGCTAAAATAGATGAACAGAATGAATTGAATATGGAAAAGAATATGGAAAATATGAAGCGTATGAGTGAAGTCAGCGATGAAATGGATACCAAATTAGAAAATGGAGAAGACACAGGAAAAGAGCAAGAAGAAACAACCAAGGACAATGGTATCAGTAAAGAAAATCCAGTAGACAAATTAAAAGAACAAAAAGAAGAAATGGAAAAAACTCTAAAGGAGTAATAAATGGACTGGGATTATCACGATAAGAATATGCAGAAAATACTTGCTTTATATAAAAAAGCAAATAATAAAATAAAAAACCATATTCAAGAGTACATTGATACATTTAAATTCAACAATGAAAATATCTATGAAATAGCAGATAAAAAAAGAATAAACCAGTATATAGATGAATGGAACGATAAAGGCCTTTTAAAAGGTTATTTTGGTTATTTAGTTAATAACATTAGGAAAAGAACTAAAGTAACTAATATGGAGATTTTAGAGCTATTAGTATATGCATCTTATGTTGAAGCTCAATCAGATATAGAAAAAGAACAGAATAACATAATAAAAGATGAAGTTAATTACTATTATGAGGAGGGGCAAACTGAAGTAATAAAAGCTAAAAAAATAAAGCGTAAGCCTAGCATAATAGAAGATGCAATATTTTTAGCCTTATTAAGTGAGTTAACATCGAATGGCTATTCAATAGATACATATATCGAAACAAGAATATTTACTGAAGCACAGATAATAACAAAACAAATATATATAAACATAACGCAAGGTAATGACTTAAATATATATGCTGAAGATTTCACGGCAATATTTAATAGGAATTTAAATAAAGTTATCAACATAAATAACAACAAAATATCAGGAACAATGGATAATATCATTTTAGGATTAGATACAATGGCTAAATGTAAAGGTATGGAATACATAGATAAAGATGCAAAATATAAAATATTAGCACACACAGATGAACGAACAACCAAAATGTGCGATAGTTTAGATGGCCAAGTATTTAGCATAAATAAAGAGAATGAATTTTATCGTTATTCTCAATCGCACCAAGGAATAATTAAAGTAAAGTGTAGAGGTATGGTATTAGGTTTAAATTTACCACCAATCAATGATAATTTCCATTGGTGCAGGTCAACAATTACATATCAAGTTTAAAAGAGCTGTAAAAGGCTCTTTTTATATTGCCAATTGGTGAAACTGGTATCACACAGAATTTTGATTTCTGTATTCGTAGTTCGAACCTATGATTGGCAACCATTTGTCTTTTTTCTGATTGAAGACTTTAAAGAACAACAGAAATTCAAACAAAGCAACTCTGGGGCAAAAAGAACCACTGGGGCTAAAGGAGGAAATATGGAAGAGGAAATGCTTAATGCAGGGGCTAAAAATGAACCTGTGGGAGGCGAAACAAAAACTTTCGATGAGTTCTTAAAAGAGAACAAAGAATTTCAAGCTGAATTTGACAGAAGATTACAAAAAGGAAATCTAACTGCTGTTGAAAATGCAAAGAAGCAGTGGATAGAGGAACAAGATAATCAGAAGTCAGAAGCAGAAAAATTAGCAAGTATGAATGAAAAACAAAAACACGAATACGAGCTAAAAAAAGCTTTATCAGAAAGGGACGAAGCAAGAGCTATTAACAATGCTTATTTGTTAAAAGAACAAGCAGAAAAGATAGCAAGTGACAAGGGCGTAGATGCTTCATTATTAAGTTTTATCGATTTCAGAAGAACTTCTGCTGAAGATTTAGAGGGCAAAATAGACAAACTATCAAGCGCTTTTAACAAGGCAGTTGAGAATGGAATTAACACTAGACTTAAAGAAAAAGCACCTATTACCAAAACAGACAATACAACAGGTAAGACACAACACGTCATACCTAAAATGTTTTAAAAAAATAGGAGGAATTTAAAATGGCAGATGAAAGAGTAGATGCATTAAGCATCAAATTGCAAGATGGCGAAACAGCCGACAAATTAAAAGAGGAATATGGTAAAGTCATAGAAAATATAATGGCTCATACTGTATCAGCAAAATTAAAAAATACTGATTTATCAGGAGATATTACAGCTGGTAGCGTTAACGCTAAAAGATTTGTAAATATCACAGGAAAAGAATATGGAACAGCTAGAAAAGGTGGAGAGGGTCAAAAAGTAAAAGTTGAACCAGTTATCGTTCCAGTTAATGACAAAACAGAATATATGGAAGAAGTTGAAGAATTAGATATTCAAGCTTATGGTGTTGATGGTTTAATTGAAAGAAGAACAGCTAATCAGCAAGCATCTATTGAAGCTGAATTAGAGGAAAAATTCTTCGCAGTTGCTAAAGAGAGCGGAACAGCTTTCACACCAACTTCAACTACCGATGTAGCAGATGAAATTGAAGAAGCTATTCAAACAATTGAAACAACACAAAACGATTTTGTTCGTGGAGTTCCAAGAAATATGATTGAAGTAGTAATGACACCAAATTACTATGGAAAATTAAGAAATAAAATAGCTCAATTACCTAGCCCACAAGCTAATGTACAAGGATACGAAAGTGGAATATTCAACAATGTTGTAATAAATAGCGATGTATTCTTACCAGATGGCGTTGATTATATGGTAATGGTAAAAGGTGCAGTAGCACAACCAACAAGATTGTCAGTATATGCACCAAAGAAAATAGAATTATCTGATGCAACAGCATTCGGGGCATTCTTATATAAAGGAACAAAAGCAGTTATGCCTGATTTAATAATCTATAAAGCAACTGCTTAATTTAGGGAGGATTAAACTATGAAATTTAGAAATAAAAAAACAGGCTCAATATTAGAGCCTAATTCAAAAATAACAGAAGACTTAATGAAAAAGTCTGATTTATATGAGGAAGTAAAAGCTAAAGCTGAAACAAAAACAGAAACAAAGGCTGAAGCTAAAGCTGAAACAAAAAAATAATAACATAGGAGGCAATATATGGACATAAGTTTAATAATTGCTGATTTAGGGGCAAATTATAACTCTGATGATGAAGCGGTACTAACTGAACTATTAACAGAGGTTACAAATATTGCCTCTCACATTTCAAATCAAGATGCATCAACTAATGATGCATTTAATCCATACATAATGAGGGCTGTAAAGTCTATGTACTTAAGCCGTGGAGCAGAGGGACTATCAAGTAGAAATGAGGGGTCAATATCTAATTCTTTTCAAGATGTAGAAGCCAAGTTAAGAGATGACATTATCAAAAATGGTTTGAGGAGGATTAAATAGTGTTATTAAGAGATTTAACTAAGGTATGGATATCAGAGTATTCTGAAGTAAACGACCACGGAGAAAAATCAAAGATATGGAAATATAAAGGCACTGCATATCTTAATATGCAAAATGATATAAGTGAGTTAGACAGAAACCAAGCTGGAGAAACTGATTATTCTATTGTAAACGCTAGAACGGATAAAGAGTATGACATTTCTAAAGGCAATGGAATATCATTAACTGATATATCAAAGCTAGATAGTTTTGTTCCTGATTATAAGGTAACAGATAATCCACAAATAGGTAAAACTATTATATATAAGTTGGAAACAAATAATGAAACTTAAATGTGAAATAAAAGGACTAGATAAGTTAGAAAAGAAATTAAAGCATCTAACCAAAAATCTAGCACAAAACACTTCAGAGGGAATTAAGACTGCTAGTGAGAAAACATCGGAATATGCAATCAGTTTAAGAAGAGGCCAACATAATGATGGAATAATAGCTGAAATGGTAGAGATGAATGGAAAAGATATAAAATATCGCATTCATACAGACCAGTCAGCATTTCCATTTTCGTGGTTTGAAGAGTTTGGAACAGGCCAATATGCGGAACAACCTCATATTGGTAAGACTAAACACTTCCTAGAAACAGGATACACAGAATGGTTTATTCCTGTATCAAAAGTTGAAAGAGAATTACATTATCCAATTGTAGAAATACAAGGAATGCAGTTTTATATAGCTCACGGCGTAAAGCCAAATCCATTTATGCAAAAGGCAGAGTTCGAAAGAAGATATGACAATTTAGATGATGTGCAAGCTAGTCTAATGAAACTATTGAAAGAGGTATGTAAATGAATGAATTAACCACTAAAGAATTATCAGATATCTTATATGATAAATTAACTGAAATAGGTGATGAAGTAATTTTAGAAAATCCTAATACAAATAGTAATTTTC